CCATATACTATTAACGAATTAAGAGGAGCATATCCAAATGTAAGTCTTCCTGCAACTATTACTGATGAATCTTTAATTGAGTGGGATATGTATGTAGTTCAACCAACCCCAATACCAGTTGACTATACAAAAAATATTACGGAAGGAACTCCTACTTTAATTGATGGGTTTTATTATAAAAGTTGGGTAGAAACGGACGCTACATCAGAAGAAATTTCATATCGAATAGAAAATCAATGGGAAACAATACGAATTCAAAGAAATGAATTATTGACAGAATGTGATTGGACACAATTATCTGATATCCCATCCGAAACAAAAGAGGCTTGGACACTATATAGACAAGCATTACGAAATATTACAACACAATCCAATCCTTTTTCTATTAACTGGCCTGTGAAACCTTAAAAGGAAATTATTTTATATTTATACCTATAACAAAAAGTATATAGATATAGATGATTATACATAGTCCAATATTTTCGGGTTCAATTACACAAGCTTCATCTGCTTACGCAAATTTAAGTGGTTCATTTACGGGTTCTTTAACCGGTTCATTTAAGGGTACAATTGATGTGCAACAAGCATCATTTGCTAACTTAGATGTAACTAATAGATTATCGGTTAGTGGTTCAATTAATATGACTGGTTCAATGAATTTGACTGCGGGTGGGTATTTAGTGGACGGTGTAAACGTATTAGATTCAGCAATAGCTTTTGCAATAGCATTAGGATAAAAATAAATAAAAATGGCAAATACATTTAAAAATAGTATAACAGGTTCAATCGGGACAAACGGTGTTAAAGTATATGAATCTCCAGCTGCAACTTCTGCAACAATAATCGGTGTGAATGTGGCAAATGCAGCATCACAAAATATTTCAGTAAGTGTAATGATGCGAGATACTTCTGGAAATAAATGTGTATATTTGGTAAAGGATGCTTTGATAGTACAAGGTGGTTCAAATATAATGGTAGGTGGTGAACAAAAGATTGTATTAGAAGCAACGGATTTTCTTTCGGTAACATCTTCGTTAGCAAATTCAGCAGATGTAATTGTTTCGGTATTAGAATTGACATAATAAAAAGATATATTAAATGGAGTTTAACGGAAAAAGTCCTAATGGGTTAAATCAGACTAGTGTAAATAGTGTATCACTTTTTGTGAGTGGAGCATCTATATTAAATGCATCATCGGAATCTGTAAATGTTGTAGGAAACTTTAGTGCTTCCGGAATACAAACAAATTTAATTGGAGTAACTAGTGGGTCTTCATTACAAATAAACGCAAATACACAAGTTAGTGGTTCTATTACCGCATCTTTATTTAGAGGAGATGGTAGTGGGTTATTTAATATTAGTGCGGCATCAATTGGCGATATAGATAGATTAAAATCAGGTTCAGTAGTAGCACAAATTTCACCAAATCAAGGATTAAGAGTTAATACTGGCGTTACTGTAAATGATTTTTTAATAGTAACTGGAAGTGGTATTTTCAAAGGAGATATTAGTGTAGCTGGTAAAATAACATCTACTGAAATACATACAACATACATTTCATCATCTGTAATATATTCATCTGGTTCAAATAAATTTGGCGATTCTCAACTCGATAAACAAGAATTTACTGGTAGTGTAGCAATTTCAGGTTCTATGTTTGTTACCGGCCTCCAAGCTGATAATGTAACAAACGAAGTATTGGTTATTAATACCGCAACGGGAAAGATAGGAACTAAATTTGCAGCAGCAACTTCTGGTACGTCTGGTACATCAGGAACTTCTGGTACAACTGGTAGTGAAGGTACTTCTGGTACTTCTGGTACATCAGGAACTTCCGGTAGTAGTGGTTCATCAGGAACTTCGGGAACTTCAGGAACAAGCGGAACTTCTGGTAGTACGGGTTCTGCCGGTACTTCTGGAACGTCTGGCACATCAGGTACATCCGGAACGTCTGGTACATCGGGAACATCTGGAATCGATGGCACATCGGGTACTTCTGGCACAAGCGGAACATCCGGAACATCCGGAACTTCAGGTAGTACAGGTTCTGCAGGTACAACGGGCTCGGCTGGTACATCTGGAACTTCTGGAACATCAGGAACTTCTGGAACAAGTGGAGAAGATGGTTCATCAGGAACATCTGGTTCAGCTGGGACAAGTGGTACTAGTGGAACTTCGGGAAGTGGTGGTACAACTGGTACTGCCGGCTCAACCGGGTCTTCTGGTATAAGTGGAACAGCCGGTACAACTGGTTCGGCAGGTACATCTGGAACTTCTGGAACTTCTGGAACAAGTGGTACTGCTGGTAGTGGTGGTATAACTGGAGCCGGTGGATTGGGTGGTACGAATGGTAGTGGTGGAACAAGTGGAACGAGTGGAGCGGATGGTAGTAGTGGAAGTAGTGGTTCTAGTGGTACATCAGGAACTTCGGGAGTAACCGGTGCAGGTGGAACCGGTGGTTCAGCTGGTACATCAGGAACTTCGGGTACATCAGGAACTTCGGGTTCAGCTGGTACATCAGGTTCAGCTGGTACATCTGGTGCAAGTGGAATACAAGGTTCATCTGGTTCGGCAGGTACTTCAGGTACTTCAGGTACTTCTGGAACTTCTGGAACTTCTGGAACAAGTGGTTCGGATGGAATACAAGGTTCATCTGGCTCGGCCGGTACTTCAGGAACATCTGGAGTAAGTGGTACCGGTGGAAGTAGTGGTACTTCAGGAACATCTGGAGTAAGTGGTTCAGCTGGAAGTAGTGGTTCATCTGGAACATCCGGAGAAAGTGGTTCATCTGGAACATCCGGAGTAAGTGGTTCGGCAGGAAGTAGCGGAACTTCTGGTACATCAGGAACTTCAGGAACTTCAGGAACATCTGGTACATCAGGAAGTAGCGGAACATCTGGAGAAAGTGGTTCGGCGGGAAGTAGTGGAACTTCTGGTACATCAGGTTCAGCTGGAACAAGTGGGTCTTCTGGTACATCAGGAACTTCTGGTACATCAGGAACAAGCGGAACATCAGGAACTTCTGGTTCATCAGGAGCTTCCGGTTCATCGGGAACTTCTGGTACAAGTGGTTCGGCAGGAACTTCCGGTACAAGTGGAACTTCTGGAACTTCTGGTACAAGTGGTTCATCTGGAACATCTGGAACACGCGGTACATCAGGTACTTCTGGTTTATTAGCATTAACTGGTACAACTGATAATGGTGTAATTACATTAAACGGAACTGCACCAAACGGAACTGTTGAAGCAAATTTAAAATTCGATGGTAGTACATTGACGGTAACTGGAGATGCTACAATTAGTGGTAACTTAACTGTTAGTGGTACTACAACATATATTAATACAACAACTTTAAATGTAGGTGATAATATCATTACACTTAACGCAGATATTGGAGCATCAACTACACCAACTGAAAATGCTGGTATAGAAGTTAAGAGAGGTAATGCAGCAACAAAACAATTTATTTGGGATGAGGGAAATGATAGATGGTCATTTGATGATAACGTAAACGTAAGTGGTAACGTAGTTCTTAGTGGTACAATAGATACTGGATTAGGTGCAACTGAAGTTTATTTAATGAACCAAAATATCAGAACAACGGATGCAGTAACTTTTGCTACGGTTAATACCGGACAAGGTGCTAACGAATTATATGCAATGGACCAAAACGTAAGAACTACGGATGGTGTAACATTTGCAACCGTAAATACCGGACAAGGTGCTAACGAACTATATGCGATGGACCAAAATGTTCGTACAACTGATACTGTAAGATTTGGTAAAGTAGAAATTGATGGTGCATCGAATTATATAGATACAAATGGAGGATATTTTAGTATAACATCTGCGGGTAATGAAATAACGCTTGGGGGCACTGCAAGTTCTATGTATATTAATTATCGCGCGGCTTTAGGTGGAACTCCAACTTCATATATTTGGAACGCGGGTACTCCATCTACATTTGCCAATCATACGATGGGTAGAATAGATGCGGATTCTCTATACGATAGAAATGATACGACTTTTTATATAAATCCAGCTGGAACTTCAAAGGCAAGTACAATAAATGTAGATAATCTTAATACTGGTAACTACGTTAATATTGGTTATACAAATAATAATGAATCAATATCAACTACATCATTTAGAGGTATAGATTTTCATACAACTAGTGATTTTAACTATTATATTGGTAAGCCGGCAGGTGCTTGGACACAACCATTACATATACATTTTTATACTGGTATAAGACTTCGTTCTCATCATTCATACGGTGGTACTCAATTTTATAATATAGCAAATAGTGTTGCTGTTGCAAGTTTCAACGATGGTGATAACCACTTTAGAACTTTCTACAATAGTTATTTGGGTAATAGTAGTGGTGATTTAACTTGGGTTAATGATACTCTATATGTCGGTGCAAGTGATAGTGGAGATGCTGAATTCCGTTTTGGTGAAGATAGTAGTGGTTGGTATGGTGATAGATGGTATTGGGATAGTGCGTATAATGTATATCGATATAGTAGATATGCCGGCACCGATTCTTTAATTCACTATCATGATACAAGAGATGCTGCGAGAATTACTTATGGAAGAAATATTGTATTTGATGATTTTGGAAAAGGTATAGTTGGAAATTATGATTCCGTTAGATTGCAAGCCGTATTTGCTATGGGTGACTCTTATAAAATGGCGGTAAATGGATTGGCAACTAATAATATGTATGGCATCGCATGGTCTCATCCAAATGCAGGTGGTTTGGGTGGTGCGAATAATTTGAATGACCATGGTTTGTTAATAATAAACAATGGTTCTTTTAGAGCATCGATTTCATCTCGTATAGTAGCATCGGAAGAAGTTAGAGGAACACTATTCAGAGATTATACTGATACTGGATATTTTTTAGATCCTGGTACAAGTGCAACTTCATTAAGAATAGCAGGTGGTATAAAACAAAATAACTTAGTAGGTAGACCTTACGCAGTTTGGGGAGCCAGCAGTAGTACAACTGGAGCAGTTGTTATTAAATTTCCTGGTAATACTAGTAACTATGGAATGATACATGCGGTTATTGACATTTATGAATATAACGGAAATAATGCATGTACTGTAATAGTTGGTGGACATAACTGGAATGGTGCTTGGTATAATTTCGGAGCAACTCTTGTAGGATATACCGATAAACCAATTAGAGTTGGTGTTAAAGATGGTAAATATTGTATCGTAATTGGTAACGGTTCATCTGGTTGGTCTTATGGACAGGTTGTTCTTCGTAAAATACAAAATGGTTCATATTATAGTGGAGTAATGGATGTTGCGGAAGGATATACTGCAGCAATAGAATCAGATTCCTACTCATATATATCTAGCAATTTAAGTGGATTTAGAAGTACAACAATTCAGGCTACTTCGGCAATGTATTCTCCAATCTACTATGATAGTGATGATACTACATTTAGAATAGATGGTGATAATACGTCTGTTCTTAGAAGATTACAAGTACGTCCATCGGGAGGTAGTCCAGGTGACTCTATACAAATATATTCATCTGGAGTACATCAATATCCACAAATTTATTCTGATGGAGCTCTTGAAGCAATGTGGAATTATAGAAATACATATGCACAATGGTATGTTGGTTTAAGAACAACATCTCAATTAGTTGGTATTACTGGTTTCCATTTTTATAATACAACATATGGACAAACCGTTGGTGGGTGGAGTATCGATGGAATTGGATATGCAATATCTTCATTTAGAGCACCTATATTCTATGACCAAGATAATACTGGTTATTATTTTGATGGAAATGGTACTACTGTAATGAACGTATCATACAATTATGGTAGACATTATTATGATAACTATTTAGTAAGCCGTAACGAAGGTGGTATGATGGGTAGTTATAATTCAACCGGAACTGCTTCTAAAGTAATTTGGACAATCGGTGAGTCTTGGCCAATTGGTAATATGTACGGATTAGGATATGAATATGCTAGTAGTACATTCTTACCTGGTGACCCGCATGTTATTGCATTAAGAAACAATGGTAGTACCTATACTAGATTACAAATGAATGGTGGTATTTACACCACTGGAGCTATATATTCAACCGCGGCATTATATTCACCAATATACTACGATTCGGATAATACTGGATATTATGTGAATGCAGCTGGTACAACAAACCTTGTTTATTTAGTTGTTGCAAACGGAAACTCTATTCAACATAATGCATATAATAACAATGGTTCATTTATGATGAATAACGCATCTACCTATTGGGGTATGATTAGTAACGTATCTGCAAATGACTGGAGATTGGGTTATGGTGGTGGTAACTCTATTGTTGGTTGGAACTTAAGATGGGATAATGGTAGTACTGCTTGGGCACAAAGTTTCCAAGCTAATATAATGTATGATGCCCAAAATACTGCATATTATATAGACCCTAATGGTACATCTTATTTAAGAGGTAGATTAGAAGTAGCTGGTGGCCACTACGATTCATCTCTTAGAATTATTGCTAGAGGAAATGAAATGGGTACTGGTGTACCATCTTATTTACAAATGTGGGTTTCTGAACCTGGTGTAACTTGGAACGATGGTGGATTTGGATTTAACGTACATAACGATGGTGGTTCTCCTTCTGGATTTAGTAGAATAAATACTGGACAGGGGCAAGCATATATGAGGTTTACTTCAGCTGGTGATTGGTATTTCTATAACACGAATACATCCGGTACTAGAGTTACTAATATGGAAATGTACCCAAATAATACGGTATATTTTAATAACTATGCAACTGGTGGTAACTCATTAAGAGCACCAATATTTTATGATTCAAACAATACTGGATATTATGTAGACCCAGCTGGTACTGCTAGATTAAGTTATGTATTATCAAACGGTGGTATTAGAGTTGATTCAAACGAACACATTTATTTGGATTATAACTACGGACAAACTATTTTTGGAGTTTATACATCAACTAGATATCAGGGTATATTCTCAATGGGTACTTCTTGGAGACTTCCTGTTGATGGTACATCTCCTGGTAACTTATATGGATTATCTTGGTCACATCCTAATGCCGGCGGACAAGCTGGTTATTTGACTGACCACGGATTGTTAGTAATGGTTAATGGTTTAACATACGCAGCACTTACAAGCACAGTTTGGGCAAGAAGTGATATGAGGTCACCTATTTACTATGACCACGATACTGGATACTATTTCAATGGTAATGGTGATAGTAACTGGCAAGGTTTGACCGATTATGGTAAAATGAGAATTGGATTGACCGGTAAAGGTAACTACCGTAGAAATGATTATACTGGAGATACTAATTATTGGATAGGTTCTATGGGATGGGGAACTACTGATATGAACTCAGTAGCGGGATGGGGTTCAGGCTTTATTGATTCTTGGTCAAACCCAGGTAATCAGCCGAGTGGTACATCGCATTGGGTTGGTACACAAGCTTTCCATTATGCGGCTGGTGGAAATAATAACACTGGTTGGCAGTTGGTTGGTGGACCGATAAGTAACTTAAGATTTAGAAGTGCTTGGAGTGGTTGGAGCGGTTGGTGTACTGTTGCAATGCATGACCGTAATGATGGTAGTGGTGGACCTTTATATGCAGGGTATTATGCCGATAGTAACGATACTGGATATTATTTAGACCCTAACTCAACATCGGATTCTGCTTTAAGAATTAGAGGCGGTACTCTACATGGACCTAACCCAACTTGGGGAGCATATCTTTATGTTGGTTCTAATGGTAGACCTAACTCATACGCATCTGTTGTGACAACTAATGGTAACTTACACTTAGATTGCCAAAACGGATATGAAACTTATATCAACCACTATTCTGGAAATAGAACGTATCTTTATGAGATAAGAACAAACTTTATTTACGATAGAGATGATACTTCATACTATTTAGACCCTAATGGTACTTCACAATTAAGTAGATTTGCACAAAGAACACATGCCGCGATAAATAGGGGTTATCATTGGAATACCCCTAGATTTGATTATACTGGTGATACTAACTATTGGACAGGTACTTTCGGTTGGGGAACATCTGCTGGAAACTGGGATAATGCTTGGAAAGCTGGTTTTTCTGGATGGGATATTTGGGGTGGTGGAACTGGTCACCCTCAAGGTGGTGGTTACATTCACGCTCAAGGTATTGTATCCGGTCAACACTATGCAACATCGGATGGTGGTGCGGCGTATGGTTGGATGATGGTAGGTGCCGGTGATGCAACCGCAAATAGATATTGGGCAAGAGGTAAATGGGGTGGTGGTACATCTGGATGGTTAGAATTCGTAATGAGTGGTTCTAATCCTGGATATACATTGTACGCATATATAATGTATGATGCAAATAATACTGGATATTATAGTGACCCTAATGGTGATTCTCGTTTAAGCGCAATATACATAGACCAGGGTTATAACTACGGATGGTGGAGAAACTATGGTTGTACTGGATTGTATAACCAATCATATGGTAGAGGTATATGGGCAGCTGAATGTGGTGGAAATTCTTATGGTAACTATACAACTTACGATGGTGGTAGAAATGGCTGGCAAGGTTGGGGTATTGGTTCTAGACACTGTTTAATGAGTACCGGTGGTGATAACATTGGTATACATGATAATAGTAGAAGTTGGTTGTATTATTGGGGTGGTGATTATCATAGATTCCAATATGGATATTTCCAAGCGGATGGCTCTATAAGAAGTCCGTTATTCTATGATAATAACAATACGGGATATTATATGGATGGTGATGGTAGTTCTCGTATGTTTAGAATTAATGCAAACCAATTATACGCATACGAATGGGTATTCTGTCAGGGAAATATCATCGCTTACTATTCTGATGAAAGATTAAAAACAAAAGTTGGCAAGATTGAAAACCCAATAGAAAAGATTTCTCAATTAAATGGTTTCTATTATGTGAACAATGATTTGGCAAAATCAGTAGGATACACCGATGAAAAAGTACAATTGGGTCTTTCAGCACAAGAAGTTCAAAGAATACTTCCTGAAATTGTAACATTAGCGCCATTTGATACTGAATTTGATTCGGAAGGTAACGTGATAGGTTCTAAGAGTGGTGAAAACTATTTAACAATCGATTATGATAAATTAGTTCCACTTTTAGTAGAAGCTATTAAAGAACAACAGGTTATAATTGACAAACAAAAGAACGATATTTCTGAAATTAAAGAAATGTTGAAAATCTTAACTAACAATAGATAATAATTATTTTTTAAAAATAATATATTTATACAATATAAAACACAATATTATGGGATTAACATACGAATGGAAACTAACAGGCCTTAAAAAGCAAAACGCTGACAATATCAGCGATGCGGTTGTTGGTACACAATGGAAACTAACCGGTACGGATGAAGATGGTAATTTTGGAACATTTAGTGGAGCAACTCCATTTAAAATTTCGGAAATTAACACAGGTAGTTTTACCGAATATAGTTCTTTGACAGAAGAGCAAGTACTTAGTTGGGTAAAAAATCACGTAAGTGGTGGTGCTGCAAGTAATTATATGGAGCATATCAATGGACAAATTCAAAAAGAAATAGCTAGTAAAAAATGGACTAAGCTTGAAGTTAATGAAGCAGACTTGCCTTGGTCACCTATATCTGGTAGTACAGTAGCTCCTACTGTTAATGAACCAGCTCCGGTTGATTAATTTAATCGAAACTAAATTTTAAATATCCAAAGTGCAGATTTAATAATAAATTTGTGTTTTGGATATTTTCTTTATATTTATATGAGTATTAATGTAGGTAATAATTAATACACACTTAAAAATACAAATAGCACAAATAAAATGGCAGAAAGAATCGTATCACCCGGTGTATTCACAAGAGAAAATGACCTTTCCTTCTTATCGCAAGGGGTAGGTGAAATTGGAGCAGCGTTTATAGGACCTTTTAAACAAGGACCGGCGTTTATCCCAACAATTGTTAGAACACAATCAGAATTCGAAGAAATTTTCGGAACACCTGATGGAACTTATTATACTGAATATGCAGTACAAAATTATTTAAGAGAAGCTGGTAGTGCAACTATCGTAAGAGTAGGCGGAATTGGTGGTTACCAACAAGTAGCACCTTTAGCGATATTCGCATCGGGTTCATCCCTACAATCAGTAGGTACTAAATTAATTGGTTTATTGCATTCAACTAAAGCAGGTGATGAAGGAGTTGGTTTTACCGGAGCAACTGTTGTTAGCAATGATGCAACCGATGGTTCATTTGTAATCAACACATTAACTGCGGGAGTAAACGTATCAGCATCAATCCTACCATCAGCAACAAACGATTTATCCGATGTATTTGGTGAATCTCCATTTGGAGCAAAAACAGCATACGCATATTCATATTTTGAAAACGTAGCTGGATATTATACTGGTTCTGCTGGAAACAACATCGTAATAACTAGAGTGGTATTACCAACTCAGAATTTCGCAAACGATGCAACTGAAGCACAAACTCCAACCGTTAAATCTCAATTAATTAGTGGTGAAAGATACGATTTATTTAACTTTGTAACTTTAGGACATGGTACATTATATAATACTAAATTCAAAATCGGTATTTCTAATGTAAAGGCAGCTGGTGAAGATGGTTCAACTGATTATTCTACGTTTACGGTAACAATACGTTCATTTAATGATACTGATAAGAGAAAGACTGTAGTTGAAACATTTAACAATGTAAATTTAGATGCAGCATCTCCTAACTATATAGCTAGAAGAATTGGTGATAGATATAATACAATCGACAATGCTGGTAAAATAACTGAAAATGGCGATTATTCAAACAAATCAAAATATGTAAGAGTAGTTGTATCAACACCGGGTTCATTCCCAATTTCAGCAGCACCATTTGGACATGGAGCATATACAAACCCAATTAAAGCAACTGATAATGCAGAATCACTTTTAATACCTGCAGTAACATACCAAACTAATTCTATTGGCAACTCATCATCATCTCCAATTTATTATAGTGGATTTGATTTTGAAACATCCGCTGTTAAATTGGATAATTTACAATATTTGAAACCAATACCGGCTTCAGCTGAAACTGGTTCAAACGTATCATTTGCATTTGATTCTCAATTAGGATATCAAATGACAGGTTCTGCGGCAAGTGATATGGTTAAAAGACAATTTATATTAGCATTCCAAGAAGGATTTGATGGTATGAATCCAACAATCATAAAAGCTAAAGCAGGTGATACTGATTGGGGTAATTCAAATACACAAGGATTCAATTGTGCAACATCATTAACTTCTGGTTCAATTGCATATACAAAAGCAATCAACGCTGTATCAAACGCAGATGAGTGGGATATCAACTTAGTTGTAACTCCGGGTATCATCCGTTCTAAACACCCTGCTATTACTACAAAAGTAATAGATATGGTTGAAGATAGACAAGATTGTTTCTATATTGCTGATTTTGTAGATTACAATGCAACAATTACTGAAGCAACTGAAGAAGCAAACGCAGTAGATTCTAACTACGTTGGAACTTACTACCCTTGGGTTAAAACTGTTGACACTAACACTAACAAATTAACATCAGTTCCTCCATCAGTATTATTACCGGCAGTATTTGCTAGTAACGATAGATTGGCGGCTGAGTGGTTCGCACCAGCTGGTTTGAATAGAGGTGGTATCACTGGAGCAGTTAGTGTGTTGAATAGATTAACACATTCTGAAAGAGATACTCTATATGAGAACAAAGTAAATCCAATTGCGGCATTCCCAGGACAAGGTATTGTAGCATTCGGACAAAAAACATTGCAAGATAAGGCATCTGCTTTAGATAGAATCAATGTTAGAAGATTACTTATTACTCTTAAGAAGTTTATCGCATCTACATCTCGTTATTTAATATTCGAACAAAATACATCTACAACTCGTCAAAGATTCTTAAACACTGTGAACCCTTACTTAGAGGCAGTTCAACAAAGACAAGGACTTTACGCATTCAGAGTTGTAATGGACGAGAGTAACAACACACCGGACGTAATTGATAGAAACATATTAGCAGGACAAATTTTCTTACAACCAGCTAAGACGGCTGAATTCATAGTAATTGATTTCAACATCTTACCAACTGGAGCAAGTTTTAACGCATAATACGAAAATCAATAAAGTAGATATTTATTAATACAAATAAAAGGAATAAAAAATGGCAGAAATATTAGAGTTTGATAAGATGTTCTATACGAACTTCGAACCGAAGATGAAAAATAGATATGTGATGGAGATAGATAATATCCCTTCATATCTTGTAAAGGCAGCAAATAGACCTACAATTCAATTTGAAACCGTAACTTTAGACCATATCAACGTAAAGAGAAAGTTGAAAGGTAAAGGTGAGTGGCAAGATATTACTATCACTCTTTATGACCCAATTGTTCCTTCTGGAGCACAAGCGGTAATGGAGTGGATTCGTTTAGGACACGAATCAATCACTGGTAGAGATGGATACGCTGATTTCTATAAGAAAGATGTTGATTTCTATCTATTAGGACCAGTTGGTGATAAGATTGAACAATGGAAGTTGAAAGGTGCATTTATCTCTCAAGCAAACTTTGGAGATTTATCATTCGATTCAAACGAACCAGCAACAATCGAATTGACATTATCTTATGATTACGCAATCTTAGAATTCTAATCTAAAAATAATAAAAATAAGGGGATTTCAAAAGAATCCCCTTTTTTGTGCTTTCTATTTTTTTAATTTCTATGTATTTATATATACAAACAAAATAAACAACGTTATGGCAGAAATGACAAATACAACTAAGGTGCAAATGCAAACAGCACCAAAACAAAATGATTTCCCAACCGAAACCATTGAATTACCATCTCAAGGATTAGTGTATCCTGAAGGACATCCTTTAAGAAAGGGTACGATTGAAATCAAATATATGACAGCAAGAGAAGAAGATATTCTTGCATCTCAAAATCTTATCAAAAAAGGTATTGTTTTGGATAAATTATTTGAATCAGTTGTGGTTGAGCCTGGTGTAAATCCAAATGATATTTACATTGGTGATAAGAACGCTATCCTTTTAGCAACTCGTATTTTAGGATATGGTGCTGATTATGAAATAGAGATGACTGACCCTTTTACTTTAGAAACGCAAGCAGTAACTATTGATTTGGGTAAAGTTCAAACAAAAG